CGTATTGCAAGAGAAGCTGCGGAAGAACTAGCAAGACAACGTGCTGCGTTGGCTCTGCCGGGTGAAACTGGACAGGACACACTTGGGTCTGTAGAGGCGGAGCCTGAAGTAGATAGAGCGCAGGTAGCTGCCGATGCAGGCTTCCCCAGCGAATATCTGTATGACCTGTACGGCGGGGATATAGAGAGATACCGGCAAGAAGAAGCTGAGGATGCCGGGTTCCCTGACTGGGATACTTATACACAATACGCAGGGGATTCCACGGCGTATCAGAACGATCTAGCTGTTGCCGAAGGTTGGCCGGATGCTGCTACAAAAGAAGAGTACGGGACGTTTGAACGGTATCAGCAACATCTGAAAGACCAAGCAGACTTAGACGCGCGAGGTAAGGCGTACGAACAACAGCAAACCGCGATCAGTGCGGGCTTCCCAAATTACGCTACCTATACGCAGTTTGACGGCGATCTAAACGCATATACTGCCGCTCAAAATGAATTAATGGCGAAAGGCGCTGAGTTCCCAGACTATAAAACGTACATGGAGTACGGGGGTGACTTAAATGCGTATGAACAGGATTTATTAGAGCGTGATGCCGTAGCCGCCGGTTTCCCAGATCGTGCCACGCAGGTTCAGTACGGTAATAGTTACGAGGCTTATCAAGCGGAATTACAAGAACAAGCTAGGCTAGAAGAAGAAAGAATTGCAGAAGCCGCTCGCATAGAACAGGAAGAAGCTGATCGCGTAGCTAGAGAACAAGCAGAAGCTGCAAGCGCCGCCGAAGCTAAGGCTGAATCTGACCGCTTAGCCGAAGCCGCTCGTATAGCTCAAGCAGAGGCCGATGCACAAGCCGCTGAAGCCGCCCGACTGGCTCAAGAGGAGGCTGATCTTGAAGCCGCTCGTGTAGCTCAGGAGCAGGCAGATGCACAAGCTGCGGAAGCTGAGCGTTTAGCGGAAGCCGCCCGAGTCGCTCAAGAGGAAGCGGATGCACAAGCCGCCCGAGTAGCAGAACAGGAAGCAAGACTAGCTGAAGAAGCTAGGTTGGCTAAAGAAGCGGAAGACGCACGGATTGCTCAAGAGGCTGTAAACGAAGAGCTAGCTCAGTCTAACGGTTTCCCCGACTACGCTACTTATTTAGAGTTTAACGGGGATGAAAACGCTTATTTAGCTTCTTTAGCACCTGCGGACACTCTTGAAGGCGGTGAAGGTAATGACACGTTTGGCGATATCGGATTCGATACTTCTGTCGGTATAGACGGTGACGATACGCTTGTAGGAGACGACACGCTTGACGCCGGAGCAGGTAACGATACGCTTATAAGCGAAAAAGGTGATGACGAGTTCGATGACACAGGTTTTGATACTTCTCCCGGTTTAGATGGCGACGATACTTTTGTCGGAGATGACACACTCATCAGCGGAGATGGTAACGATACGTTGGCTGGGGACGACACGCTTGTCGCCGGAGACGGCGAAGATACCTTGGTTGGGGACGACACAGGTTTTGATACTTCTCCCGGTTTAGATGGAAAAGATACGCTTGTGGGCGGCGCATGGGGAGATGAAACGGTTAACGGTGAAGACGGCGACGATGAAGTCGGCCCATTGGAGGTCCACGACACGGGGCAGAGGCCGTACTCCATTACGGATGACGACGGAAATACGTACACTGTCTATCCTGACGGCACATATACGTTAACGCCTCCAATCGAAGAGGTAACTGTCACTCCTATTGGGACAGACACGTTAAAACCTGTTCCGGATGTTGCTAACGATCCGTTCGGCGGAGACACTCCCGTTGTACTAGATCCTGCCAACGATCCGTTCGGCGGAGATACGCCGATAGTAACGGACCCTGCTAACGATCCATTTGGTGGCGACACACCCCCGGTGGTCATCTCCAACCCGGAGAACGATCCGTTTGGTGGTGACACACCTGTTGTAACAGACCCTGCCAACGACCCATTGGGCGGGGATATGCCGGAAGAGGAAGAAGAGGAAATTGATCCTGCTACCGGCTTGCCAAGGGTTAAAGTTCAACCGCCTCCTAAGACTGTTACTCCGCCTAAGAAGCCCATTACGCCACTTCCCCCCGGCCTGACCCCAGAGCAACTTATGCAGTTGTTCGGCCAGCTAGGTGCGCCCGGAATTATGGGTGCGCTACAACCGTACGAAATGCCGTATTATTTCCAAATACCGGAAGAGCAGCAGTTTGATATTACCGAAGCTTTCTCTCCCACCCTTTATAGGTTGCAGAAGGAATAAATCATGCCGTATGTTTATAAAGTAGACGAAGAAGGCAACGGATATTATGACTACGAAGAAGACGATGTTGTCGACAACAAAGGCAATATTGTTGAAGGAACAGACGATATTGGGTTTGAAACGAGCGATCCCAATAAACTTTATGGAATAGAAGCGGGGTATGCGTTTGACCCAGAAGCGCCCGGATTCCAAAAGTATGTTGATGCCGATAAAAATGAAGTTGTTGTCGCGCCTGACGGCTCTTACTTTTTAAACGGTAAAAAGATCTGGTCGCCTCCCGCTCCCGGCAAGGCTCCTACTGCGTCTGACTGGTCCAGCTTAATCACCAAGCTTGGCAACTTTGCCACCTCCCCAAAAGGGGCTGCTGCTTTAGCCGCTACCGCGTTTTCATTAGGCGGAGCCAATGCGCCTAAGACCGGCGGATGGAAAGGCTCTATCCCTAAGCTCACGGCAGTAAGAGAGCAGGTAGAGATGCCTGCTTATGAACCTTACTCTGGTAAAGCGGTAATGGGTGGCAAGTTCTTTACCGACCCCCAGTATGTCGGTAAGACTGATACGGCAGGTATTACTGCCGCACAAGATGCTGCCAAGGCTGAAGCTGCTAGGTTAAAAGGGATCAATCCTACTGCTCCCGCCGCCGCTGTTGGAACCAAGTTCGCTGACAACACGTTAACCAAAAAGCAGGATATGTCTGGCTTACGGGATATTTATCTCATGCCGGGGATGGGCATTCAGTCGTCATCTGGTGCCCCACCTGTTAAAACGTTTGGCTCTCTAAAAGAGTTAGCCGATGCTAGCGGTATAAAGCCTGCTGAAGAAGTTGTTACGCGTAATACCTTGCCAAGTTTTGGCGCTGCGCTTCCTCCGGGTTATAAATGGGGTCCGCTAGATGAGGTAATTCCTGATAGCATTGATACGCCTGAGCAGTATCAAGAATGGCGCAAATCTCAAGGCGTTGATGTTCAATCAACCCCTCCGCCTCCCATTGCTTCTAATCAGCCAGCCCCAATTGGGATTGAGCAAAGCATGCCTGATGCGTCTAAGTTGTATCAGAAGCCTGATACAGCAGGCCCTGTTCAAAGTGATACAGAGCTTTTTTTTGAGCAGCCTGGCAGGTTCACGGGTGGGATGCCTATTGACTTAGAAGAGGCGATGTTAAATAGGCCTATTACAGCCGCACAGGGTGGCATTATGAATCTTGCGAAAGGGCGTTATTTAGCTGGACCGACAGATGGCATGGCAGATAAAATCCCATCATCTATAGACGGTAAACAACCGGCTAAGTTAAGTCACGGAGAGTTTGTGATCCCTGCTGACGTTGTAAGCCATCTTGGTAATGGCAATTCCGATGCTGGTGCTAACCAGCTTTATAAGATGATGGATCGTGTTCGTAAGGCACGTACCGGTACCACCAAGCAAGGTAAGAAGATCAACCCTGACAGGTTCACTCCCGGTGGGATTGCAGGGTATGCCTCTGGCGGTGCAGTAGCGTTTCAGGCGGGCGGAGGTACTGATACTGCGCTTAGCCGAGCGGCTACTGCCAATCCCAACTTAGGCGCTACACAAGAAACCAACTTGGCTCCTTGGGTGGGAGACTATGTTGGAGATATGCTAGGCAAGTCTCAGGCTCTTGCAGGAACGGGTTATCAAGCCTTCCAAGGCCCGTTATCTGCCGGGACTTCTCCCCTCCAGCAACAAGCCTTTACCTCTGCCGGGCAGATCAATCCTCAAGCAACGTTCGATACTGCTGCCGCCCAGCAATATATGAATCCTTTCATTCAGACAGCTCTCCAACCTCAACTGGATGAGATGCGCCGTCAAGCGGAGATCTCTAGGATGCAAACCGCTGGCAGACTGTCTAAAGCTGGGGCTTTTGGTGGTGGCCGTCAGGCCATTATGGAGTCAGAGCTTCTTAGGAACCTCGGCCAACAACAAGCTCTTACCACCGGTAAAGCGTATGAGACCGCGTTTGATAAGGCGATGGGTCAGTACAACCGGAGCCGGGAACAACAGCTACAAGATGTCGGTGCATTAGCTGGACTGGGTGCTCAAGAGCGGCAGATCGAACAACAGGGGATCGAGCAGCTACGGGGTGAGTTTGAGAAACAACGTCAATTCCCGTACGAGCAGCTTAAATTCCAGCAAAGTATGTTAACTGGTCTTCCTGTCGGCTCTACTACTGTTACCCCCAATAGAAGCCTGATGTCTGACCTAAACCTGACTGCAAGACAAGTCGGTATGTTAACTGACTTTCTGAACGAAAAAGTATTTAACCAACCTTGAGCTAATGCCATGCTGAATACACAAATTCCCAGCGGCTTACAGGCGCTGATGCAGGCTGCGCAGATTCTTCAGCAACAGGCATCTCCATCTGCTCCCGGGCCGCAAGGTCAGCAACCTACTGTTGCTAAACAGGTAGAGCAAGCTGCTGCTCAACAAGCTATGCCTGACATGCAATCTGTCGGCCAACAAGCCGGGATCGCTGGGCAGATGATGGCTCAGCGTCAACAACAGCAACAGCAGATGGCTCAAGACCCGCAGGCTGTTGCGCAGATGGCTGCGCAGATGCTCCAGCGAGGGATTGGAGGTCTCCCCGCTAATATGCAGTTCCGAGAGGGCGGGATCATCGGCTACGCTGGGCCAGAGGGGTCAGACGTTAGGCTCCAGCCTATCCCTGATAGAGAGCTAGCGCCGCTTGACGACAGCTTAGCTGCTAAAGCACAGCGAGAAATGGCAGAGATGGATTCTGGTCAGCGCGTCAGTTTTTCACGTGACGTAGAGACTTTTCTCAGCCCGGAGTTAAATCAGCGTGCCGCTAAAGAAGCGGCGTTTGCAGAAAAAGAACGGCAACGTGCGTTAGAAACGTCTAGAGGTATCGCTCAGCAATATCCCCAGCGGCCTCCGCGCCCGCCGAGCTACACGCCTTATGCTGCGGTTTTAGAGTCTGAATTCCAACGGGGGGCTGAAGCTGGTCCGTCGCCTAGGGCTGAACCGCAGGTTGCTCCGCCAGAAGCCCCGCCTAAGCCTGCTCCGGCAGAAACCCGCCCGGCAACACCGTCCGTACCGTCCGCACCGTCCGGTATAGCTGCGGTTGCTCCACGCACTCGCAAAACATTTGAGGATATTTATAAAGGCGTCCCAGAGGATGCTGAGGCTAAAAAAGACATGCAGGCGCGGGAAGAAATCAACCGCAGGATGTTAGAAGCTCGTAGGCGACAGGCGGATCTTGCGCAAGAAGGTATCGCCGCTATTGGCAGATCAGAAGCAGAACGCAAGCGTTTGTTAGAACTAGAGCGAAGCAGGGATGCGTTTAACTCTTTTATTAAACTTACCCAAGCATTGCCAACTGGCGGTGATCAGTATATTAACTATAAAAACAGCATGAAGGCCCGGGATGAAGCAGATCGTGTCGCTACATTAGCCAGCCAAGAAGCCGTCTTAAAGCTCAAGCAAGCCCAGCAAGCCCGAGAAATGGGCGATCTTGAGATGGAGAAGAAGTTCCTAGACGAAGCGGCTGCGTACAAAAAACAAGTAGACGACGCCCGGATGGCTAAAGCCAAGGCTATAGCAACCTTTGAACAGAATCTCATTCCGGCAGAGATTCAAGCGGAGACCGCCGCTGCTAACCGCGCACAAGAGCTTAAACTTAAAGTAGATGAACTAAAAGCAAAAGCAGCAGAGAGACGAGATCTTAAGCTTAGAGATCAAATATCTATCAATGGTCAGCGAGTTTCTAAAGCTTACGCAGATTTGGAAAAATCAATTAAGGAAAACTTTCCAACGTATGGTTTAGTTAAAAATACAGCGCCAGACAAGCTGTCAGCAAACGACCGAACAATCATTTCACAAGTTAACGCCATGCGTGATCGGGTAGAGAAGCAGATCATTGCTCCGTTAGAAGCACTTATTAATGAAGCTGCTAAAGAGCTTGATATTAAGATGCCTGAAGTCCCCCAAGTCTCTGGTGTAGACTTCTCGAAACTGCCCAAATAATGAGGCTCTCGAATGGATGTTCGTCTGCCGGATGGCACCGTATTAAACAATGTCCCTGAAGGCACGACTCAGACTGAGATCATTAACCGTCTGAAGGCTGGCGGGTACGATGTTGTAAAGATGGGGCTAGAAGCACCGAAAGGTGAGTCTGGCTTCCTCCCGGCGGCTAAAGCAACCATACAGTCTACGCTGGGTGGGGCTGCTCTTTTAGGCGGCAAGCTGGGCCTTTTATCGCCAGAGGAAGCTCAGCAGAAGTTTGAGGCGCGGGAAGCAGAAGCCAGACGGATCTTCGCCCCTACTGAGAACTGGTCTGACGGGGCGTTTACTAAGTTTAAGGAACTGCTAGGCGGTTCAGTGCCTTTAATGGTAGCGCCTATCGCTGCCGCCGGTGCTGCTGCTGCCTTACCTCTTACCGGGCCTGCTGCGGTCGCTGCCGGATTGGGAGCCGCAGGGCTTGCGTCTGCTACCCAGTTTACGATGTCTAATCTGTCTAGGCAGATGGAGACCGCTAAGTCGCTAGACGAAGCAAGTTTAGGTGCTGCCGCTGTTGCTGCCGCTCCGCAGGCGTTATTAGATGTATTTGCTTTTAGAGCATACCCTCTTATTAAACAACTCTTTACCTCTGTCGGGAAAGAGATCACAGAGGAAGCTGCTCAGAACCTTGCCAAGCAAGGTATCACTAATACTGTTAAAGACTACGCCGTCACTACCGGTAAAACCGCTGGTGTAGAAGGTCTTACTGAGTCTGGTCAGTCGTTCTTAGAACGCCTACAGGCTGGGTTAAACATAGCCGATCCTTCTGCCCGGGCGGAGTACTTAGACAGCTTTATCGGTGGTGCTGTACTGGGTGGGACATTAGCTCCTGTCGGTAGGTATATTGAACGACAGAGACAGGTAGAAGAACCGTTAGCTCCCGGCCAACGTCCGGGGGAGTCATTGGAACAGACAGCTCAACGTCTGAACTTTGACATCAAACAGATGACGGCTCCTGCTGAGAAGAGCCCATTCCTATCTAGTACTGAACTCGCCTCTATGGCGGCAGAAGAGAACGGGTATGGGAAGCTTGTACAGTACGCCGAACGAATCAAACAAGAACCGGATAGTCCTGAGAAGCAGGCTTCGTTAGAAGCCGCTATAGAACTCCGTAAGAGAGTCGTGAGCGAGGCAGAAACCCGTCAGACTCCTACTGATAAGCCTTATCCTTTTGCAGAAGAGCCGGAGAAACCCATCTACCTCACCGGTACTGGGTTGATTGACCTCGTAAACACAAAGGAAACCCCGAAAGACCAGCTTGTATCTCTCTTGGAGTACATCTCTAAAACCAAGAAAGATCCTGAAAGTCCGGAAAGGGATCAGAGTGTTGAACAGGCTAGGACGTTATATAACCTGTTACAAGAGGAAGCTAAGAGTAGAGGGTTTGATCTGCCTGAAGCGTTCACTCTCCGGGCGACGGATTTACGGGCAGCGGGGATTCCAAGAACCGATCCTGTCTACGATCAGGTTAAGGATAAGGATCTTAATAATCCAGACGAGGCAGACTTTGTTGTCAAGACTCTAGAAGCTGCTCAAAAGAGAGCTACGCCAGACTTGTATGACAAGTTAGAAGGTGTATTAGATAGTATTGACCGTTACCTTGAAAGCCGACCGGGGAGTGGATTTTATGCTCAACGAACTTACCCTCAACCAAGTGGAGAAGGCGTTGCAGTGGCTGGACGACGGGCTGGACAACAGCCCCCCGCCGAGGGACTTGCTCCATCTGAGCGAGGTGGAGTGGCTCCTGTTACAGAACCTGCTGAGCAACCTGTATCAACAACGAAAGTCAAGCCCGCTCCACTAACGGAAGAGCGCAAAGCGGAGATCAAAGCTTTACAAGAAGAACGTAAGGCCAAACAAGAGTTTGCAGAAAAGATCAGGGCAGTTGGCGGTCAAAACTTAAGAGCGCGCCGGGACAACCCTCAGCTATTGGCTTCTGCTAAGGCAGGTAATGTCACCGGCATTACCAATGCCTTGTCTCGTAGTAAGAACCCCATCGTTGCTGAAGTAGGCAGAAAAGGTGTTCCTGCCGGGGTATCGGTTGAGATTGATCCAGAGGCAGGCGAAAGCTATCTTGGCAGAGATAAGTTTACTGATCAGTGGATTATTAACTACGCCAAGAATCTGATTGCTTTACGAGAGTCGTTGGACAACGGAGCGGAGTTTAAGCCGTTCAAGCTCCGGAAAGTAAACAATGAATTCGTAGAGGAACAAGCAACTGAACCTCAAGACATCTCAACATGGCTGCAATTCAATCGTGAATCTTTGTATGTACCGCTTGATACAAGCAGAGCACAACAGCTAAAAGACATTAAACAAAAGGTTGACGATGAATTCACCCGTATAGGTGAAGATGTTGTTAGGAATAATGCTTCTGCCGTAGCTGTTACTCCCGGCGTGATGGGCGGGTCTTACGACCCCCAATCTAAAAAGATCAAGCTTGTTGATTACTTCGCCAAAGACGAAGGCGTTGTAGCTCACGAGGTTGTACACGCTCAGGTGTATGAAGCCGTAGCCAATCCTACAAAGGCTCAGGCTCCGCACGTTAAGCGTTTACAAAAGCTGTTCGAAGACGTTAAGAAGGTCGCGGAAGAGAAAGATCTTGAGTTCTACGGTGTTACCGGGATTCAAGAATTTATCGCTGAAGGATTAGGCAATCCGAGCTTCCAGTTCTTCTTAAACACTATCCCTTACGAGAAACAATCCGCATGGTCTAAGTTTGTTCAGACTATTGCTGACCTGCTAGGGATCAAGAACAGTACAGCGTTATTAGAAGTTCTGACGGTTTACGATCAACTTACTCCTGCCAAGGCAGTAAAGAAAGAAAAACCTGCCAAGAAGAGTCTTGCTAAGGTAGCCCCGCAGGTCTCAGAGGCAAAGTTCAAAGAGCTAGAAGCTAAAGCAGCTAAGCCGTCAGAAGCCAAACCGCCGGAAGAGAAGGTACGCGCTCCTGAACTACAAGAGAAGATCGACCAGCTTCAAGGTGTGCTTAGTAAGATCCTCGCCAAGTATGGGTTAAAGGATGTCAAAATCAACCTAGAAGAAGGGATGGCCGACGAAGGTTCTTACTCCGGCCAGCTCATTAAGCTTGCTTTAGATCTAGACAATCCCGTCAGGACGTTACGTCACGAAGCCATCCATGCTCTGAAAGAACTAGGGTTCTTTACGCCCCAACAGTGGAAGGTATTGACCGACCGGGCGCAGAAGGAATGGATTGAGAAATACCTAAAAGGGCAGAAGGCGGTTGTAGACGGGAAAGAGATGACCCGGTACGACGCCTATATGCAGCTCTACGATGGTGATATGGAAGCTATCGTAGAAGAGTCTATTGCTGATGCCTTTGCAGACTTCTCTAAGACTCAACCTCCTGCCGGGATGATGAGAGCAATCCTGAACAGGATGCAGAACCTGTTTAAGGCTATCAAACAAGCTATGAAGGTAGGCGGTTACGACACTGCCGAAGATGTGTTTGGTGCTGTTGAGAAGGGAGAGCTTCCTGCCCCGCCGTCAACTTCGGTTGCCAAAGGCGCTAAGCCTAGCTTGCGGAAATGGTACGACGAAGGGACTCCTCGGCAACAAGATGAGCTAGATAATTTGCCGAAAATTAACGACTTTAACGGGATGGAGTTTATTCCAGTTAAAGGTTTGGTTGATTCTGCCAACTCTAATTACGAAGATTTTGAACTGGCCCCGGGTGTTCGTGAAGTTCCGTTAGCAGCGGAGTTTGTCGAGGCTAATAAACGTCTTTATGCGCAAAAATCAAAACAAGAATACATATCATTTCTTGCTCAAAAAATCTCCGCAAATCAAAAAATTGAACCTTTGATTGTTGCACTTGAGCCTGACGGTGAGACATGGGTGGTAGAGGGTCAGCACCGTGTTCGCGCTTTATCACAACTAGGGTATAAATCGTTCCCTGCTCGCGTTGTAGTTAGCATGGAAGGTGATCGTAAAGATTACGAACTTCCTTTGCTTAAGCGCGAAGAGCCAAAAACAGATTACAAAAAAGTTGAAGGCCAGCTTACTCTTTTCAGCCTCCGCGCGCCGAAAAAACTGGTTACTCAACGTATTCCCGAATTGCAAGAGGCGGCTAGTAAGGTTGCCGCTGGAGAGATGACTCCGCAGGAATACGGCGAATTAGCTAACTCTCCGAAATTCCTTGGAACTATTGCGCCGTTTGACTTCATCCCTTCGCCAGCATCCGATGATGATGCGGAAACAGCATTAGATAAAGCCAAGATTGCTAGATGGAGCCGCGTGGCAGAGATTGATAAAGGCTTTGAGGTGGGGTTGCGGCTAGACATCCCAGCGTATCAAAATCATGGTGTATGGATTAACTCTATCCATCAATCAGGTGAGCCTGTTAAATATGCTGCCGTGGCAGCGATTACAAATGCAGAATTTCCTGACGCCGGTAACAAGGCCTTGCGTGTTGCGCAGGGTGAAGCAAAGTCGCCGTTTGCAGTCATAAAAGGAAATTGGAAACCTGTCTCGTTGCCGCAAGCCGTGGCTCAAATGAAACGGGCATTTCAAGATCCCGCGTGGACCCAAGTTGGGTATAACCCGTTAAGGCACAGCTACTTCTTTGATAGAAGCACCGGCAATCCTGTTTCAACGGCAGACGAAGTAATTCAAATTGGTCCGTTGGTGCTGGCGAAGAACGCAGTCATAGAGTCACCTGAAACGACTCTTCCAAGCGGTGAGCGCAAATACAAATTCAGCCTCCGCGCGCCGAAAACCGAACAGTTTAAGAAGTGGTTTGATGATAGTAAGATCGTTGACGACAAAGGCGAGCCGTTAGTTGTCTACCACGGAACCAAACGGGACTTTTCAGCGTTTAGGTCAAAATATCCAGATGCTTTATTGTTTTTCACTACTAACCCTAAATTTGCAAGCAATTGGATTGTAGGGTTTGGCCCTAAAGGTGATTTGCGCGAACCCCCGCCGGGCACAGACGACGAATATAAAAACATTAAAAAAATTGAATCGTCGTTATATTCACAATACATGAAGCCGCCCGAAGACTATGACTTCGACACGCAAGCGGGCACAGATCAATTTGACGCAGATCGCGCAGCATTAAAACAAGCATTAAAGAAAGCGACAGGTTTTTCGTCATCCGCAGAGTTTGAAAGCAATGCAGGCAACAGAGTAATGCCATTGTTTTTGTCTATTCAAAACCCGTTTGACGCAACCAAAGATTTTAAAGTTATTGAATCGTTTTTAATCCGCCAAGGTATGCAAGAGCTTGTTGATCGAGGCTATCACAAAACCGGAAACTGGTTAGTGTATGAGAACAAACCGGTTATTGATAAGTTAAAGCAACTTGGGTACGACGGAATTTGGATTAGCGAAGACACTAATGGGCCACAAGAAACAATAGCTGCGTTTTATCCAGAGCAAATTAAATCTGCCATTGGTAATGTTGGCGCTTATGGTCAAAGACCTATAACGGCAGAAGAAGCTAAGAATCTCGGGATGACAAAAGCCGAGGCAGAAGAAGCGCAGAAAGCTGGCGATATTAGGTTCAGCCTCCGCGCACCGGACACCCCGCAGTTCAAATCTTTCTTCGGCCAGTCAAAGATCGTCAACGCTGACGGTTCGCCTAAGCTGATGTATCACGGCACAGCGCGAGACATTACAGAGTTTCGCCCGAAACAAGCTGGCGCTATCTTTGTAACAGACAATCCTAAGTTTGCCGACATGTTTGCGTCTATGAGCGCAGAGTGGATGGCAAAACATGCCGATCAGTTTGTAACCGCTGAACAGTACAAAGAAGGTAAAGCCAGCGCAGTAAAACAAATTAAAAAAGACTACGCATCCGACCCCAAGTTCCGGGATTTATTACTTAAAAGTTTGGATGATGAAGCTGGCGATTATAGACAAGAAGCCTTAAAAATACTTGGCAAACAGTTTAAAGACATGATGCCCTCCGGGCCGAACATCATGCCCGTTTATATCCGGGCAGAGAATCCTTTCGACTACGAAAACAAAGATCACATTAACGCGCTAAAAGAAGTAGAAGCACTACTTCGGTACTCCGATAAAAGTATTAGCGACTATATAGGCGGAGTCCAAAACGGCTATTGGGAAGACATTGAGTCCAAAAGGATTCAAGATGTCATTAAGAGTCTTGGCTTTGACGGGTTTTATACCAAAGAGCTTGACAATAAAAACCTTGCGGTTTATTCGCCTAACCAAATCAAATCTGCCACCGGGAATGAGGGGACGTTTGACTTCCGCTCCCCCGACATCCGTAAGAGCCTCCGTCCTCTCCCGACCTTATCTTCTGACGTAACGGATCGGATTAAGGCTACTATCGTCCCGCGTTATCGCGCCGGGTATGTAGAACGGATCTTAGACGCTATCTCTCCCAAGCAGTTCTCTAAGTTCCGGAAAGAGTTCATAAACCGGTACGACATTCAAGCTAAGTTTGATAGAGAAGCTGCCAGACAGATAAAGCTGATGGGCGGAAAGGAACAGTTGGCAGATGCTAAAGCTGAACCTGCTGCGCTGTTCGCTGACCTCGGCGGTGGTCTAGCTGCTGCTGCTATGGGTGTTAACGATAGAAAGGGAGGTATCCCTGTCTACGTTAAGAAGTATGTAGTAGAGAAAGACTTCTTAGAGCTTAGTACACATAACACTAAAGCTGCTGCGGACGCTGCCGCTAAAAAGGTTCCCGGCGCTAAGGTCTACGAACAAGGCTATACCAAGGTGATGGATAAAGCCGAAGGGCTGCTTCCCATCTTCCAACAGTTGGCTACCTACGCTAAACCTAAACTTGGTGAGCCGGACGCTTACAGTCAGTATCAGTTCTGGGCAGACGTTAAACGTACATCTAAGTACATCCTGAACCCCGGTACAGGTAAGTACGAAGAGAAGCTCTTTACGCAAGACGACATCAAGCGTGCCAACCAGATAGAAAAAGCCTTTCCGGAGTTTGTAGAGATCCAGAAGAAGTGGATCGCCTATAACAATGGTTTAGTAGATTTCATGCGAGATACCGGCGTGGTAAGTGAAGCCGGTGCTAAGGAGATGAAGAAGCATGGAGACTACTTCCCTCTCTATAGGCACCTAGGAGAGGATGACATCCAAGGCCCACGGCTCTTTACGTCTATCGCTAACGTACAGGGACCGAAAGCAGCTAAAGGTAGTGAGTCAGAAGTCACAGACTTCTTTGAGACCATCGTAAGGAATACGCAGTCTGCCATCCAAGCAGGTATTAAGAACATCGCCGCCCGTAGAGCTACAGATCAGGCTATGCGGATCGGGGAGGTTGTTAAGCTAAACCGCCCCCAGTCTGGACCTACGGTTTACCGCGTTCTAGAAGATGGGAAAGAGACCTACTACCAAACTAGAGACCCGATGTTTATAGAGTCTCTTAAGTCTCTCTATCAACCTGACATCCCGTTTATTGGTCTGCTATCTACTCCCGCCCGGATACTTAGGAACCTTGTCACCAAAGATCCGGCGTTCCAGCTAGCTAACATGATGCGGGATTCGTTATCCGCTTATGTCGCTTCGGGATTTAAGTTCACACCTATCGTAGCTACGTTAAAACAGTACGCTAAAGCTATCGCTGACAAGTCTCCTGAGATGAGAGAGCTTAGAAGCGCTGGCGTTATCGGTGGGTATGACTACTCTCAAGGTGTAGAGACCAGCGCCCGGAAGCTGGAAGCTGAGATACGTAAAGCCGCTAAGGCTAGAACGACGATGGAGAAGCTAACCTCTCCCGCTACGTCCCTCTGGGGTGCTTTAGAAAAGTCCTCAGAGGCTTCCGACTCAGCCACTAGGCAGGAGATCTATAAGAAGGTCTTGGAACAGACCGGGAACGAAGCAGAAGCTCTCTATCAAGCGTTGGAGATCATGAACTTCAACCGGAAGGGTAGGTCACCTATCATCCGGATCCTGACGGCTGCTGTACCGTTTATGAACGCCCGGATACAGGGTTTAGATGTTCTGTATAGGTCTGGTATGAGACCTATCAGCGGCGACGCTACTGAGGCAGAGAAGAAGCGGATGAACACCTTCTGGGTCAGAGGTATGACCCTCATGGCTCTGTCTGGGATGTACTGGTTATTAACGCACGATGACGAAGAGTACAAAGCCCAAGAACAAGAGACCCGGGATAACTATTGGCTCTTCCCCTCGGCAGGTGTAAAGATCCCGATTCCGTTCGAGATCGGTGTGATGTTCAAAGTCATACCTGAACGGATCTTAGAGTACGCCTTCGGATCTGATACGGGCAAGGATTTCTTAAAGTCGATGGAAAGACAGGTTGTTTCTACCTTTGCCTTTAACCTTATCCCGCAGACTTTTCTTCCTGCGTATGAAGTAAAAACAAACTATTCGTTCTTCACTCAAAGACCTGTCATCTCTCCGGGGATGGAGAACATCTCCCCCGAGTATCAAGTCGGGCCTAATACGTCTAAGGTTTCAGGAGCGATTGGGCAGGCTCTGAACATCTCCCCGATCAAGCTGGATTACCTTATTCAGGGGTATACCGGGACGATGGGGATGTACGCCGTCAACCTGTTTGATGCGTTCTTCAGCATGAACGATGAAGCGCCGAAGGCATCTAGGCGGTTAGAGCAGATGCCGGTGCTTAGACGGTTCATGGTAGACCCGGAAGCTAGAGGTTCTATTTCTGCCTACTACGATCTTAAGAACAGCGTAGACGAGGTAGTCAGGACTTCTAACTTCTTACAACGGTCGATGGACTTCGAGAACTACGGCAAGTACATGCAAGAGAATGTACAAATGCTAGCCGTCAAGGACTATATAAATGACCTAGAGAAGACGATGAAAGAGTACCGGGAGATGAAGAACCTTGTCCGGATATCTAACATGGACGCGGATTCTAAGAGAGATACTCTTTCGAATATCGGTAAGTTAGAACAACAACTCACCAAGAATATTCAGACTCTCAAGAAGCAGATAGCCTCTCAATAGTAACGTTGAGAGCGTCTAGCTCTTCCATCTTCTTAATCGCCCACATCCTTTTCTGACCGTGCAGGCCCATAAGTGGGCCTTGATGGCAGTCTTTACACAGAGCGACTACGCAGTACTGTAGTGACTGCTTTATGTGGTGAGCGTCACTAGGTGGTGGCGCGTCACACACCGAGCAGGGAAGTTCTTTTACCCGCTGGATGTGTGCGCGTTGCTTCTGTGTGAGCTTATTGTTCAAGCAGCATTTCCGAGAGTTTCATAACGTAGTGCTTGTACTTCTCTGCGTCTGGCGAGTCTTTCTTGCCCTGCCGCATAGCGTACTTGATCAGGTTACCTTTTAGGTAGCCTATGAACTCCTCCCGGGTCAAGACATCTTCCATTAGATGCCACGGTTGGATCGCTAAATCCTTGTAGTGATTACCACCTGCTTGGAGGTCATCTGCCTTTTGATCGTTAGCCATTATTTCATTTATCCTCATACTGTCTCTAATAACATCGCCCAACGTCTTAGTCATCGTATCCTCTCGCATTTGGATAACTTGTGGAAAACGTGCTGGTTGGCCAGACAATGTTTTGCGGTTTCTCCGGCGTTTCTATAACCGGCTCAGCCTTTACGATAGCGTGTTTCACCAGCGGCCAGATAACCTGAGAGCCTACGCGTTTCTTCTCAACAAGGTTCGCCCGCTGAAGAGCGGCCAAGTGTCTTGCAGCGGCAGACTTTGAAATAGCAAACTGCTGCGCAATCGCAGAACTCCTGACAGGTTTTTGTAGCGTCTTAATATAAGACAACACTCTTTGTGTCTTCTCCGTTAGATCCGGGTTCTCATAAATCTTCAGCGGCTCAATCTCTAAAGATTCTTTCGCATAAAGTGGAATCCACGAATCGGGAAGGTCTTTCCCATCGAAACGAATTCGGCCACTTGCTTTGTGTATCCATACTACTGGTTTCATACTAGGTTTGACCTCCAAAGAGTTACAACCATTCCGTGGACTTTTCTACTATCTGCCCGGACCCAAGACTCTACATCTACCAGCCTTTCTTTCCTCGCCCGTAGGGCAATAGCTCCCCACGCCCGTGGATCAGGCGGAGCTGGCAGATCAGGGTTAGCGTTTCTTACTTGCTCTGTAGTAAAGACGTTATGCGTCTTAGCATGATTCTTAAACGCATCAAACGCTAGTTCTTTCCACGTTTCTCCGGCGTTAGAACCTGCTACTTCCGCCATCCTATGTCCTAGCTCCAGTCCTTCATGCTTAATCATTTTTACTCCTTAGCTTTGCCTCTATTTGATCAAACAGTTTTCTTGTGTAGCCCTTAATTGGTGTATCACCCCACGGGCCGATGATCTCTTTGATCTCCTCATCCGTCAGCCCTACCCACTTCACAACCTCTACCGGGTCTTTATCTACTCTGTCGTCAAAACATGAACATCCTCGTTCCCAACACTCTTTGCTAACCAGCATGATCCCTCTCCTTGATGTCATAAAACCAATCATCACCCGACGCCCATTTCCGGGTGCCGTCCACAGTCCAAACGGTTTTGGCTGCTTGAAAGTCTGGGAATTTTGTCTCGGCAGGAATCAAACTTTGGTCGTACCACAAACATCGGTTGTTGGGTTGGCAGGCAAACTGCCCGTTCT